CTAAAGAATGTTATGTACAATGTTACACACCACACTCCACAATTTTTTGGATATTCTCATTGGTTTGACCTAAAGGATGTTGTTGCATGGCCTAAAGATAGTTTCCTACAGAACATGACTGGGCTTCTAGAGTATGATAGATGTTATCTTAATACACAGGCACAAAAGAACTTAGTACTGAATCAAGCAAAAGAAACATTCAATGATGCTACGATTTCTAAGTTGGATGATATTTTGACTGTACAACATTTGGGCGTAGATGCAAAAGACATACTTGACAATATCAACGAAACGCCAGAAAAGATAATTGTATTTAATCATAGACCTGATACATACAAACACTTCAAGGAATTTATTGCTGTGTGTGATAAGTTATGGGAAATGAGACAGGACTTTAAAGTATGGATACCTCTACTTGAAAAACCTAACCGTGATTATGTTGTGACAACAAAAGGTAATAAGGAGTGGTATTATAAAGAACTCAATAGGTGCTATATGGGTTTCTCTCCTAAACAGACATATGGTGGTTGGTCTGTAGCAACAACTGATGGGATGATGAACGGTGTTCCTTATATCATGTATGACGATACATATTATCACGAGTTGATGGAGACAGGAGACTTCTTCAAGGATGACCATGAAGCACTTATGCTGATGAATACATACTTAGATGACCCACAGTTTAGAAACGAACAAGCAGAACGGGCTCTAGATTGGATGCGAGAGAAACTTATCTATAAGGATAAGATGATAGAAATGTCAGATTATATGGATAAACTTCTTGACAAAACCCATAAAATGAGTGATAATAGTGATAAGTTAAAAGAGGTAGTTCAGTGGATAAAGAACAGTGGAAGTGTTTCTAAAGCAGAACTAATTGATAAATTAGGTTGGGGAAGGGGTATCAAATGGACGCCCTATCGTAGAGCCTTAATGAACCATCCCAACATCTACGATACAAATAGTCCTAACCCAACATATAACTGGAAAGAATAGATATGGAAAAGAACAAAGTAGTGACACTCGTTATGAGCAACGGAGCTGAAATCCTAGGCAAATTTATTGAAGAGGATTTTTCTATGATTACATTATACAAACCAAGAATGCTTCAAGCAACTCAACAGGGTGTCGGATTGGTTTCTGGTATTTGTATGAGCGGGATTGAACCAGACGGTAATTTCCAATTTGCAAAAACATCAGTCATGTTTATGATTGAAACATCAAAAGAACTTGCTGATGGATGGACATCTCAAACATCAGGCATTGCAATCCCAACTAGTGGATTGGTATAATTGGAAGATATTTTTAGACATTTGAGGACACACACTATGAAAGACAATGAAGACTTTTTACTGGACTACACACGATTTGTTGATGAGGTTACATCTGATGCATCAAAAGATAGTGAAGCATTTACAGATGCACTTGACATTATTGATGAACAGGGTGTACCACCAGAGCGTCTGCTTACTGCTGCACTAGGTATTTGTGCAGAAGGTGGAGAGTTTACTGAGATTGTAAAGAAGTGTATCTTCCAAGGCAAACCTATGGATGAACATACAGTCTATCATATGAAACGTGAGTTGGGTGATATCATGTGGTATATATCCCAAGCTTGTATCGCACTAGATAGTAGTATAGAAGAAGTTATCTATATGAACATTGAGAAGTTGGAAGCACGTTACCCTGATGGGTTTGAGGCGTTCCGCTCTAATAACAGAAGTGAAGGAGACTTATAATGGATTTTTTGAAAGATATTGTAAAGACAGCAGGAAATGAATATGCTGCATTGGTGAGTGAAGGTGTAGAAGCAGGAGATGTCGATTCATTTATTGACACGGGCTCGTACATCTTTAACGCACTACTAAGTGGTTCTATTTACGGTGGACTTGCCGCAAATAAAATTACTGCTGTTGCTGGTGAATCGGCAACAGGCAAAACATTTTTTGTGATGGGCATGGTAAAGTCGTTCCTTGATGCAAACCCAGAAGCTGGTGTGTTGTATTTTGAGTCTGAATCTGCAATCACAAAACAGATGGTAGTTGATAGAGGTATTGACCCATCACGAATGGTAATCCTACCAGTAACAACTGTACAGGAATTTCGTACTCAAGCAATCAAAGTACTTGACGCATTTATGGCACAGAACGAAGCTGATAGAAAACCTATGATGTTGTGTTTGGATTCACTTGGTATGTTGTCTACTACAAAAGAAGTAGAAGATACTGCTGATGGTAAAGAGACACGAGATATGACACGAGCACAAGTTCTCAAGGCTGCATTCAGAGTGTTGACTTTGAAACTTGGTAAGGCGAAAGTTCCTATGGTTGTAACAAACCATACTTATGATGTAGTTGGTTCTATGTTCCCTACCAAAGAAATGGGTGGTGGTTCTGGACTGAAGTATGCTGCTTCATCTATTGTCTATCTTTCAAAGAAGAAAGAAAAGGATGGTACAGAAGTTGTCGGTAACATCGTTCATTGTAAAAATGCTAAGTCACGTTTGACTATTGAGAACAAGATGGTTGATGTACGACTAATGTATGAACGTGGACTTGATAGATACTATGGTCTATTGGAACTTGCACTGAAGTATGATATCTTCAAATCTGTTTCTACTCGTATTGAGTTGCCTGACGGTACAAAGACTTTTGGCAAGACTATCAATAATCAACCAGAGAAGTTCTTTACTCCAGAGATTATGGAACAGTTAGATGCGGTTGCTAGTAAAGAATTCAAGTATGGTCAACGTCCAGTAGAAATTGAGGAAGTAGAAGATGTCGTTGAACAAGATTGATATCTCAAGAAGTTATGAGTTATGTACAGATAAGTCCAAAGAATGGACTGCTATCAAACTAACTGGTGTAACTGACTTTGATGGTGTTATATACAAGTATGGTCGTGTCTCTATGGAAGAGCAAAAAGATTCTGAAGAATGCTCTTTACAATTCGACTTTGATGTGTTATTATCGCCAGATATAAACAAAGAAGAATTAGAAACAAATTTGGATTTCAAGAATCTCATGGGTGATATTCTTGTTCATATTTTAGAAGACCAAATGAAAGAGGATAAACTACAGTATGTCAACTCAGACGATTGAACGAACTACACTTAGTAACTTAGTATATAATGAGCCCTATGCAAGAAAAGTAATCCCATTTATTCGTGGGGATTACTATGCAGACCGGCGTGAAAGAATTGTATTTGAAGAAATCGTCAAGTTTGTAGAGAAGTATAATAGTCAACCTACAAGCGAAACTCTATCAATTGAACTAGACAACCGTAAGGACTTGAGTGATGAAGACTTCAAGTCTGTTGTTGATATTGTAGAGACACTATCTAATGCTGATGTGGATATGCAGTGGTTAGAAGATACCACAGAGAAGTGGTGTAAAGACAGAGCAGTCCACAATGCAATATTAAACGGTATTCAAATTATTGAAGGTAAGGATAAGGAACATACCGCCGAAGCAATACCATCTATCTTATCTGAGGCACTTGCAGTTGGGTTTGACAATAATGTTGGACACGATTATGTTGAAGACGGTGAGAACCGTTTTGAGTTCTATCATAAGAAAGAAGAAAAACTAGAATTTGATTTAGATTATTTCAATCGAATCACAAAGGGTGGAATACCCCAAAAGACTTTGAACATCGCCCTTGCTGGTACAGGTGTAGGTAAATCCCTATTCATGTGTCACATGGCCGCATCTACTTTGATGCAAGGTAAGAATGTTCTATACATAACTATGGAGATGGCAGAAGAAAGGATTGCAGAACGTATTGACGCAAACCTAATGAACATCACTATGGATGACTTACATGAGTTGCCCAAAAAGATGTTTACTGACCGTCTATCCAAGATACAAACAAAGACTAATGGAAAGTTAATTATCAAGGAGTATCCAACGGCGTCTGCACACACAGGACACTTTCGTGCATTGCTAAAGGAACTGTCACTAAAGAAATCATTTAGACCAGATATCATTTTTATAGATTATCTAAATATATGTTCATCATCAAGATTCAAGGGGAATGCAAATGTCGGTTCGTACTTTTACATCAAGTCAATTGCAGAAGAACTTAGGGGTCTTGCAGTTGAAAATAATGTTCCAATTATGTCGGCAACACAAACGACTAGAGGCGGGTTCGCCAATTCTGATGTTGGTTTGGAAGATACATCAGAAAGTTTTGGTCTGCCTGCTACGGCTGACCTCATGTTTGCCCTCATCTCGACAGAGGAACTAGAATCGTTAAACCAGATAATGGTGAAACAATTGAAGAACAGATATAATGACCCAGGCACAAACAAGAGATTTGTGGTTGGTATCGACAGAGCGAAAATGAAACTATATGATTGTGAACAGGAAGCCCAAAATGACATCGTGGACAGTGGACAGGAAGATGATACTCCAGCATTTGACAAAACGACTTTCGGAAGTAGTCTTGGAAAGAATAAAGACTATGAGAAATTCACGGACATCAAAGTATAACAAAAAAGTTAGTTACTTTGTACAGAGCAATGGTATGTGGTGGGATGTTGTTGAGTTCCCATCAAACGATATTGTCAGAACATTTAATACAAAAGAAGAAGCTGAACAGTTATCAGAACAAATAAATCATGTAAAACCTTTTGGCGAAGATAAATTACCCCCTTTTATGAAGGGTAATGATAGAAGTGTTGACATTTCCGAATAATCTGTTATTATAAATAGAATAGTAATAATTGTATTAATGGAGAAATTGATAAATGTCAGTCTCAAAGAGAGCATTTCAACAGCTTAATCCTGTTCACAAAAATAAAATTAATCATGTAGATAAAGTACAGGTTCTTTGGGAAGCTGTAGAAAAGCTGCCGCAAGAAAAACAACTCAATATTGATTCATTAGTGAGTGCCGAAAAAGCAACTGATGCAACTGAACTATATGAAGCTGCTGGAACAATAGTTGCTTTGTATGGTTTGAAATTGAGTAAGTCTAATTTCGATGACGCCATGAGTCATCCAGAGTTTAGTCCTATTGCAAAAACATGGTTTAACAATTTCCTTAAAATACATTCTAATAAAGAGGCAACTGACGCACTATTAAGTTGGATTGCACTGACAGGTAGTGGGGTTAATAAAATTCAAAACGCCACTTTCAAAGATTTTATTCATAAGAGTATCGGTGAATATTATAATAGTGTTCCCCAATCATTTCAAGTTCCTTCTGGTGAAAAACAAAATACAGCAGATATGATTTGTATAAAAACTGGTACAAGAAATTTAGTATTTTCAACAGTTAAAGAAATATCTAAATTGCCAGACAACAAACAATCCACAAGAGTAAATATAGATAAAAGCGGTTTAGTTACCTTGATGAATGATAAGGGTAAAGAAATAGTTTCTTTCTTTCAAGTATCATTGAAAAAAGGATTTGAAGCAGCAAGAGTTGGTAGAGTTACAACCTTTATCAATAAAAATTATGCTGATGGTGCTAGTCTTGGTGACATTGCACAAGCTGCTGATATTGCTAGGGGATTGCAGACAGAAGGAATCTTCTCTGACGTTTTTGATAAATTTAAAGATATTGTGACTAGTGGATTTAAAGGTTTTTCTAGTTGGGTAAAGAAGTCTTATTTAAAACTATCGCAAGTAATAGCAGGCGTTGCAGTTAAACTTTCTAATAGAATTATTTCAAAAAATAATGGAATTAAAGCAATAGATAGTATTCTTCAAGAAACAAATTTGAACGAATCTAATTTGACAACATTTCTTGGCGAGAAGAAAAGTCAAGATATTGCAGTCACACAAAAATTAGTTACACAATTTAAAATCATAGAAAGAGAGTTTATAAAAAAAGATGCAATTAATAAACTTCACAATGATAATGTTGTACTAATAGATAAATTAAATAATGAGTTTACTTCTCCTGGCAGAAAAGTTCCACCAATATTAATGCTACCAAACACTAATGCTGGTATATTAGAAATGAATGAAATAAAGAGTGGTGTTGACAAAGTTATAAAAAGTAAGGTTGGAGATATTATATCAAAATCTGATATATACCTTGCATTGAAAGTTGGAATGAATTACTCTGCAAATGTTGCTATATTTTCAATATTAAAAAATATAGAAAAAAATATGAGTAAGTATGAAAATTTAAGTCAAGCATTATTTTCTTTTTCGGCAGAGTTTGAATCTGAGGCTAAGTTCGGAAACACTTCATTGCCTCTGGTTATTGCATATGGTGGAGAAAAAGGTAAAGCAGTTATCTTGGGAACAAGAGATGATTACAAGAGAGACAGAACAAATGAGTTGACTCAAACAGGTAGAGACTTTAATGACTTCCCTGTTGCAATCATAAGTGTGAGAAAAGCAACGTCAAGAGGCGACAGCACAAAACAATTGTATAATGTTATTCATTTAAAGACCGTAACTGACTTTAAGGAAGTAGGGGAAAAACCAGAACCTATTTATTTAATGTTTGAACTTATCGCAGACCAAAGTAGGTCTTTTACATTGAAGATTGAAGGAAACAAATACCAAGATAAAAGTAAGGCTTTAACGTAATGATTAGTTTTGCACAACTAACAGAAGACAAGGGTGGCAAGAACCTACACCTAGAACATATCGAAGATGAAATTCTCAACTTTGGTATCACTGGTGGTAGGGCTGCAATCAACTTTGTTCGTTCTCTGAGAGATATGCTTGCTGGTGAGGCACGTTCATCTGTAAACATGACTGTCAAATGGGATGGTGCGCCTGCAATCTTTGCTGGTGTTGACCCAGAAGATGGTAAGTTCTTTGTTGCAAAGAAGTCTGTATTTAATGCAACACCTAAGTTATACAAGACTGCCGCAGAGATTGATGAAGATGGATTGTCTGGTGCATTGAACACCAAGTTCAAGATTGCACTGGAAGAGTTTTCTAAATTGGGTATTACAGGCGTTCTTCAAGGTGACTTGATGTTTACGTCAGAAGATAAAGGTAATGAGAAAATTGATGGTAAGTCATTCATCACATTTCAACCTAACACAATCGTATATGCAGTAGACCCTACATCAGACATTGGTAAACAGATTAATTCTGCAAAGATTGGTATTGTATGGCATACGACATATACTGGTACGGCATTACAGGATATGAAAGCATCGTTTGGTGCAAATATTAAAGGACTAACGAACTCAACATCTGTATGGATGGATGATGCAACCTATAAAGATGTATCAGGTAAGGCAACAATGACTTCTGCTGAAACTGCAATAGTTACTGCATCCCTATCATCTGCTGGTTCTACATTTCAAAAGATTAATTCTGCTATGTTGGGTAAGTTCTTAAAACTACAAGACAGTATGACAGGAGCTCTTGCTGGTGCATCACTGAAGACTTACAACAATAGTAAGGTTCGTGAAGGTGCAAAGATTACTAACCCTAAAGCTCATGCAGTAGGATATACTAAGTGGGTTGAAATGTCTATTCAGAAACAGATTGATAAGGCAAAGAGTGTTAAGGGTAAAGAGAAGTATCAGACAATTCAGAAAGAACTGGTGCGTGAAGTAAAGAAACATACAAAGAATTTAGAGAACATCATTGCCTTCCAAGGACATTTGGTTGATGCAAAGATGGGAGTTGTAAAGAAACTAAATAGTGTAAAGGGTTTAACTGATACCTTTATTAAGACTGCTAATGGTTTTAAGGTGACTAACCCAGAGGGTTATGTTGCAATTGATAGAGTATCAGGAGATGCAGTGAAACTCGTAGATAGAATGGAATTTAGTTTTAACAACTTTACTGCAATAAAGGCGTGGGATAAATGATTACATTTGACGAACTAATGCAAGATTTATATGAACGTAAAATTATGACCGTTCAACAAAGAAGAAAAATGGGTATTCGCATGAAGAAGATGATGAAAAACCCAGCAGTACAAGCAAAGATTGCAAGAGCAAGAATGAAGAAAGCTCCAGATGCAAAGATACAACAACGTGCAAACAAAGCGGCAAAAACATTAATCATCAAGAAGTTTGCTGGTATGGATGCTGATGCATATGCAAACTTATCTCTGCAACAAAGACAGATAATTGATGATAAGATTATGAAGACCAAAGCAGGCGCAGTTAAGAAGATTGCAAAGAAGATGATGCCGAAATTGAAGAAGGCAGAACTGGTTCGATTATCACTAGCAAAGAAGGCAAAGGCAGAAAAATGAAAAAGTTTTCAGAATTAGTTGAGGCAAGAGGAGATACCTGTGTATTTACATTTGGTAGATTCAATCCCCCAACTACAGGACATGAGAAATTACTAGATGCAGTCGCAGCACAGGCAAAGAAGAATGTCGGCGCACCATACTATGTATTCGCATCTCACTCTGAAAACGCAAAGAAAGACCCACTTCCATATGCAAAGAAAGTTGCATACATGAAGAAGATGTTCCCAAAACACGCTAAAACTATTGTTGTGGATAAGGCAAGAAATGTATTTGAGATTGCAGTATCACTACACAACAAAGGACACAAATCAATCATAATGGTTGTCGGTTCAGATAGAGTTGCAGAGTTTGAAGGTCTACTGAACAAGTATAATGGTGTTGAAGCAAAACATGGATATTATGGTTTTGACAACATCGAAGTAATCTCTGCTGGTGAGCGTGACCCAGACGCAGAAGGTGTGACAGGAATGTCTGCATCTAAGATGAGAGCTTCTGCATCTGCAAATGATTTCGATACATTCAAACTTGGAGTTCCAAGTACATTCAAGCAGGCAATGTCTCTATTCAAAGATGTTCGCAAGTACATGGGTATTCGTGAATCATTTGTTCCTAGAACAAATGTAATGACTGAAGAAGATGTTGTTCGTGATTTGTATATAGAGAATAAGTTATATGCTATCGGTGATACTGTTACAGACAACTACACTGGTGTGTCTGGACAAGTTATTCGTAGAGGAACTAACTATCTAGTATTTGCAGAACAAGATGGTACTACACATAAGAAGTGGTTGTACGAAGTCAAACAAGATAAAGATATCAAGGACAGAAAAGGTACTGAACCAGCAAAGTATTATGCAAAAGATGCTGAAGGTGATACCATGTCTAAGTCCACTAAGCAGAAACGTGCGGCACACTTTGCAAAAGGTAAGTCTGGCCCTGCGCCCGGCGACCATGATGCAGAGACAAAACCATCTAAGAGTACAAAGAAGTTCAAGCAGATGTTTGGTGAGGATGACCCATGTTGGGATACCCACAAACAAGTTGGTATGAAAAAGAAGAATGGCAAGATGGTGCCGAACTGTGTTGCTAAAGAAGAGTTTCAGTTGGATGAGAAGATTGAAGGACTTGTTAATAAAGCAGAAAAGTCTGGTGTATCATACGGTATTCTAAAGAAGGTGTATGACAGAGGAATGGCTGCATGGAAGACAGGACATCGCCCTGGCACAACTCCACAACAGTGGGCATTCGCAAGAGTGAACTCATTCCTTACTGGCGGTAAGACAAGAACTACTGCTGATGCAGATTTGTGGAAACAAGCAAAGGGTCAGAAGGAAGATAAACAAGACCCTCGTGAAGTCGGAACAGACGCAAGTAGAGAAATGAGACAGAAAATGACTCCCAAGCAACCAGTATTCTCATTCAAGGAACACCTTTCCTGTGGTACTCCAGATTGTTGTAACGAATGTGAAGATTCAAGTCTAATCGAATCTAACCAGTATCGTGTGGGTTCTGAATCATATTATAAGTTCTTTCAAGAAAAAAGACGCCTCTATGTAAATGGGGAACTCAATCCTACTGGTTTTGATAAAGAACTACTAGAGGGTGACATTGGTGAATATGCCATGTATGATGGTAATCCTGTTCCACTAGATTGTCCTATGATGGAATCAGAGTATAAAGGAAAAGATGTAGAACTAAATAAACCAAAAGTTGGCGGGCCTAAGAAGTACTATGTATATGTCAAAGACCCATCAACAGGTAATGTCAAGAAAGTTTCTTGGGGTGATACAACTGGACTAAAAGTAAAGTTGGATGACAAGGAAGCAAGAAAGTCGTTTGCTGCAAGACATGATTGTGCAAACAAGACAGACAAAACCAAAGCTGGATACTGGGCGTGCAACTTGCCACGGTATGCTAAGCAACTTGGTCTATCGGGTGGAGGCAACTTCTTTTGGTAAATCCTTATGAGGACGAACTAGAGGGAGATTGTAAGATTAGAACCTTTTCAGAGGATGTATCTGAAGATGAACTAATCTGGCATCGTGATAGAAATGATAGAGTGATTACAGTTGTTGAGGGTGCTGGATGGCAACTTCAGATGGACAACAAACTACCAGAGGAATTGCAAAAAGGCAAACTCTATAATATTAACAAGATGGAATTCCATCGACTAATTAAGGGTGAAGGTACTCTTAAAATTAAAATTTGGGAAGATTAAAATGACAAGATATTCAAAAACAATGTCTGAGGCCCTTCAAGAAGTATCAGAACGTGCATCTGCAAAACGTGATGCAATGAAGGCAATGGGCAAAAACAAAGGAATTGACCCTGCTGATGTTGATACGGATGCAACTGATGATGACGTAAAAGCTGCATCTAAGAATATCATTATGCAGTTGAGGAAGTCTGTATCAATGAGAGGCAATCACAATGTTGAGTTTGCGTCTGGTAAACAAAAGGTTGATGCTAAGATTGCACAGGCAGTACAGGATAAGTTTAATAAGATTAAACGCCCTGCTGATAAGCAAGATTTCCAAAACAAGATTGCAAAGTCATACAAGGATTTACTGATTGCACTGAAAGAACAGTACGAGATGGTAGAAGTAAAAGAAGAGTATGTATGCGAAGACTGTGGTTGTGAACAAGGTAATGCAGACCCAAA